TGCGTGTGAGCAGCGATGACGACGACGCACTGCTACAGAGCCTCATCCAGGCAGAGACCCTGCGTTATGAGGACTTTACGGGCCGGGTCATGCTGCCGACAGATTTTGAATACCGGTTCGACATCTGGCGCATTCCGCTGCAAGTCCCAGTCGTTCCGCTGCGCGAGGTGGCGGAACTTTCGTACCTCGATGAGGACGGCGTGGAAACCTTGGTCGCCCCATCGCACTGGTACGTGGTGAAGCGGGATGACGGGTTTGATGTCTATCTCACAAACGGGTTTGAAGTCCCGGCACTGTCGGATCAGCCCCAGTCGGTACGGGTGAGGTTTTCGGCCGGGCATGATGAGCCGGGCGTAAGCGGGTCTGGCGACGATCCCGAGCTCGCTCCCGTCGCACAGGACCAGATTAACATCATGCGCATGGTCCAGCGAATCTACGACCATGACGAGCTTATGCCCGACGAGGAAATGATCCGCACCATGGGCAACCGGAGGATATTCCGGTGATCCATCCCAAAGCTCATGTCGATCCTGATGTGGTGCTCGGTAAGGGCACGAGGGTCTGGCAGTTCGCCTCGATCACGCGGGGCACGGTGCTGGGCGAGGATTGCTCTGTCTCGCCCTTCGCCATGCTTGACGGCTCCGTCTATGGGGATCGTGTGATCATCTCGGGTGGCGTGATGGCAGGGGCAGGCTTCAAGGTAGGTTCCGATGTCTTCCTCGGTCCGAATGTCGTGCTGGCAAATGATTGTTGGCCGTTCGCGGTGAAGGATGGATATCGCGACGATCTTCTGCGTGACGGGGAGCATTGGGCGGTTATCATCGAGGATGGTGCCTGCATCGGCGCTGGCGCAGTGATCCTTCCGGGTGTGCGTATCGGATCGGGCGCTGTAATCGCCGCTGGCGCGGTCGTGGAGCGCGATGTGCCTGCCGGGGCAGTCTACCGTCGAAATGGCTACATCTCCCCGCGAGTGCCGCCGAACTGGCGCGAGAAACGGCACAGGTGGGCATGCTGACCATTGCCACACTGCTCTGGGACGCGAACAGATCGTCGAAGAGCTTCTCACGGATGTACACTGAAGAGTGGGTGGAGAAGCTGTATCGCGGATTTCGTCGCAATCTGACTGCGCCCTTCCAGTTCATCTGCCTGACGGACCGGCAGCGAACCTTTACCGAGCGGGCAATCGAGCAGGACAGAATCAAGGCAGCGCGGCCAAGCTACGCTTCCTGCATTGAGGCGTACCGGATCGACGGTCCGATGATCCTCGTCGGGCTCGATACGATGGTTGTCGGAAATATCGACCACCTCGCCGCCTGGTGCGAGAGCGCGAGAGCGCAGGCGTTGCCACGCGACCCCTACAGGCCGCAGATCGCATGCAACGGGGTGGCTCTCGTGCCACGTGGATGGACATCCATAGCGAAGCATCACCGCGGCGAGAACGACATGGAATGGGTGCGGAAGTTCCCCCACGTCTTCATCGATGACCTGTTTCCGGGGCAGGTAGTGTCTTGGAAGGGGCACGTCGAGAAACACGGTGCCGAGGGGGCACGGATCATTTACTTTCACGGCGAGCGCAAGCCGCATCAGCTTGCCGATCATCCGCTTATTCGGGAGCACTGGGTCTGATGGCGATACAGGCCGGGATGCTGGACCGCACTATCACGATCCAGCGGTTCACAGAGACATTCAATGAGCTCAATGAGCCGGTCCAGACCTGGGCGGATTTCATCACGGTGCGCGCAATGCGCCGCGACGTGAGTGACAGTGAGCGCTTCGCGGCAGGGCAAATCGGATCGTCTCTCTTGTGCCGGTTCACGATACGCTCTTCGGCGGATTCCCAGACGGTCACCCCGAAGGATCGGATCGTCCATGAAGGCAGCACGTGGAACATTCATGGCGTCAAGGAGGCCAATGAGGGCCGCCGGCGCTTCATCGAGATCACTGCCGTAAAGGACGGCGACTGATGGCACGGCAGATGGTTCGGGTCGAGGGCCTACGCGAGCTTGAAAAAGCCCTCGCAGAGCTGCCGAAGGCCACAGGGAAGAACGTGCTCCGGCGCACGCTGCGCAAGGCGGCAGAGCCAATGGTGACCGCTGCCCAGTCGAAAGCTCCTGTCGATAGCGGGAAGCTACGAGACAGCATTCAGATCGCTACGCGCCTAAGCCAACGCCAAGCCCGTTTGCACCGAAAGATGTTCAAGGATGACCGGGCCTCGGTTGAAGTTTTCGCAGGCGTCTCGGCTCTGCCTCACGCTCACCTGCTCGAATTCGGGACAGGTCCCCGCTACCACAAGAGCGGCAAGTATGTGGGGCAGGTCGCGCCGCATCCATTTATGCGCCCGGCTTGGGATGCGCACAAGAGGCCGATGCTCGACGCCATCAGCAAGGAGCTGGGTGAGGAGATCATGAAGGCGGCGCAGCGGCTGGCGCGAAAGAAGAAGACGGCATAATCCTATGGAAGCAGCGATCACCGCGCTCCTGGCGTCGGTCGCCGGAGGGAGGCGCTATTGGGGCCGTGCGCCTCAGAGCGTCACCCCTGATGACGGCCCATACATCGTGCTCACGCGAGTCGATGGCGTGCGCGACTATCACATGCAGGGCGCGAGCGGGTACGTCGCGAGCCGTGTGCAGATCGACATCTATGCGCTCACTTATACGGCGGTGCGCGATACGGTGATCTCCGTCCGAAACGCACTTTCCGGCTTCAGCGGTGAGTCTGCTGGCACAGATATCCAGGGCATTTTCATCGACAGCCAGCGCGATCTGTCTGCCCCGGATGCAGGCGAAGTGAACCACCTGTTCCGCACCTCCATCGACATCATCGTGCATCACAAGGAGACCTGAAATGACCGATGCCGCCATTGGCTACGGCTCTGAATTCCGCCTCGGGGACGGAGCCTCGCCGGAAACCTTCACTGCTCTTGCAGAGGTGATAAACATTACGCCTCCATCAGATACGGTGGACATTATCGACGCCACTCACATGAAGAGCCCGAACCGGACGCGCGAGTCCATCGAGGGCCTGATCGATCCGGGCGAGTGCTCGATTGAGCTGAACTTCATCCCAGGCGGACCGGCGGATGATGCCATTCAGACGTGGAAATCTACTGGTGGTGTGAAGAACTGTCAGATCAAGTTCCCGAATGGCGTGACCTGGACCTTTTCTGGGCTTCTTACTGGCTACGAGCCGACCGTTCCGGTCGATGACAAGATGACCGCTACTCTCACCATCAAGGTGACGGGATCGTATGTGGTGGGGCAGGAGTCCTAAGGCATGGCGAACCCTCATCGCGGCTCGGTCGCTCTTCAGGTGGGCGACCGGGCTTATACTCTGTCATTTTCAGTGAATGCGATCTGCGAGCTTGAGGATGCCCTCGGACAGCCGGTGGCAAAAATCGCCGCAGGCCTCAATGACCCCGAGAATGTGCGCATGAGCACAGTGCGCGCGATCATCTGGGCGGCGCTGAGGGATCATCACGGCGAGATCGACCTCAAAGGGGCGGGAGAGATCGCCACCGAAGCAGGAATTCCAGCCTGCATGGAAGCGATTGGCAAGGCCTTCAACCTCGCATTCCCGGAGGCGAAGGAAGCCGCCCGCCCTCAGAAGGCGAAGGCCTGACCCCGCTCGACGTCCTGAAGACATGGGTCGAAGCAGGGCAGGAACCTTCGCTTTTCTGGCGGCTCACCTATCGCGAAATAGACGTCATCCTCACGGGCGTCAGCGACCGACTAAAGCGGGAGCACAACGAAAGGGCATGGCTTGCTTGGCATACGGCGATGATCGGGCGGGTTAAGAGGCCTCCCAAGTTGAAAGACATGATGCACGGGGCCGCAAGGCCAAGGCGTCGGCAGACGATTGAGGAACAGATTGCTATTGCCAAGCAGTGGACGGCGGCAATCGCGAGGGCGCGCTAATCCCCGGCGAGCTCGGGGAGAGCGCCCACAGCCAGACCATCAATCGCATCGTCGGACATCAGCATGATGAATGCGCACTGGTCTTCAGTCATTCCGCTGGCGAGTTCGGCAATGGTTTTGCCCCGTCCTGTCCCGCTGATCTTCTGGGAGATCTGAGCCTCATGGCGGGTGCCTGCCGCCATCTTTTCCATCGACGCAAGAATACGGCCTGCCGCCATCGTACAGGCAGGCTCCACGGCGAAAGCTCCGGTCGGGAGCAATAGGGCCGCTGCGAGAAGAAACCTTTTCATGGTGATGTAATGGCCTCTGCTGTTATTGGCGCTCTCAGGGTCAATCTTGGGATCGACACTGCCGCCTTCTCGGATGGCCTGAAGAAGGCGCAGGGCAAGCTACAGAATTTCGGCGCGATGGTCCAGAAGGGCCTTGTGGCCGGCGCCGCTGCTGCGGGTGCCGCCCTGACGGGCCTTGGCTTTGCCGTAAGGAACACCATCAACGCCGCCGACGACATGGCCAAGTCGGCGCAGCGTTTCGGCATACCGATTGAGGAGCTGTCCCGGCTGAAGTATGCCGCCGATCTCTCCGGCGTCTCGTTCAATGAGCTCGGGACTGGTGTTCGCCGCCTGTCCCAAAACATGAACGACGCGGCGCAGGGCATAGGCGAGGGGGCTAAGGCTTTCGAGCAGCTCGGGATTTCCGTCACCAATTCGGACGGGACGCTCAAGTCCACCTCTGAGGTGATGGCCGAGATCGCGGACCGCTTTGCCGCCATGCCAGACGGTGCGGAGAAAACCGCGCTCGCCATGGATCTGATGGGCAGATCCGGCGCCACCATGATTCCTCTGCTCAACGGCGGGGCCGAGGCGCTGAACAACTTGATGGCTGAGGCCGACACGTTCGGCCAGGTCTTCTCGGCAGAGATGGGTGCCCAGGCCGAGGCATTCAACGACAACCTTTCCAGGCTGACAGGCACACTTGGCAATCTGGCAGCGCGCATTGCCGCAGACCTGCTGCCGCACCTCGTGCGCTTTACAGACTGGCTGGTCGAGAATGCCCCTGCCATTCAGCGATGGGCCAATGTCGTCATTGAGCAGTTTGTTATCTTCGGGCAGAACCTCGCCCAGCTGAAAACTGAGATTGACAACATCATTGCCGCGTTCGTGGCCTTTCGTGATGGTATTACCACAGCAGTCAATGAGATTGACGCGACTCTGCGCGCATGGTCGGAGCAGATCGTCGGCATATTCGCCGCCATTCCTGGGCAGATGATGGAGATCGGTCGCAACATCATCCGAGGCCTGTGGGAAGGCGTTCTCAGCCAGTGGGAGATTTTCAAGGCAGATGTGTCGGCGTTGGCCTCTGGCATCACCGGCACGTTCAAGAGCGTTCTTGGCATTCATTCTCCCTCGACTGTCATGGCTGAGATTGGCCGCGATATAATGCAGGGACTCAGCAATGGCATGTCGAGCATGCAGGACGGCATCAACGACCTTGCGGGGCAGATCAGCTCGACAATTGCCAGTGCTTTCGAGGGAATCATCACCGGGTCGAAGAAGGTGAAGGATGTCCTCAGGGACCTGCTGAAGCAGATCGTGTCCTTCATGCTGAACAGGGCCATCCAAAAGTTCTTGGCCATGCTCGGGATTGGAGGAGGCGGCCCGATTACCGGCTTTGCCGATGGCATACTGTCGGGACGCTTTGTCGGGCTGTTTGCAAAGGGCGGCAAGATCGGCCCAGGCCAGTGGGGCATCGCAGGGGAGGCTGGCCCGGAAATAGTCACTGGTCCAGCCAGTGTCATCCCGATGAGCGACATTCAGGCTTCGTCGGTGCTCACCGTCCGCTTCGTCAACGAGAGGGGCGAGGAAGTTCAGAGAGCGCAGGTGCGCGGAGGCGACCAGAGCGTCGATGTCGCGCTTGACAGGATCATGGCTGAGAAGATCGCGACTCCGGGTTCGGCCACCAGCCGAGCCATAGAAGAGCGCTACGGCCTGCGAAATAGAGTGGCGACGAGGTGAGCCATGGTTAGCTGGCCGTCTACTCTGCCACAGTATCTCCTTGTCCAGGGTTTCGGGCAGTCGCTCCCGGAAGGGCGGGTCCGCTCTGCCAATGATGTCGGCCCGCCCAAGGTCCGACGCCGTTCGTCACAGAACATCTACACCATCACCGGGCAGATGGTGATGACTTTCGACCAATGGGCGGATTTGCAGACCTTCGTTAATTCCACCACAGGCGGCGGCACTCTGCCCTTCCTTTTCCGCGACCCGCTCTCCAAGATCGAACCGAAGCTTGAGATCGACTTCACGGCGGGGACAGCCCTGATCCAAGGGATGCCCCTGCTTGTGCGCTTTGGCGAGACCCTGCCGGCGATCTCGGAAGCCCTCGGCTCCGATCTGGTCCGCGTCACCATGGACCTCGAAGTCCTTCCTGGCCCTACGGGTGACTTCAATGGCGGCGTGACGGACATTCTCCAAGTCACCAGGGCCTCCAAGGCCACCTATTTCGATGCCGACGGCGTGCTGCGGACGGCGGATAATAACGAGCTTCGCATCGATCACGACCCCGTGACGGGCGAGCCAAGAGGACTGCTCATCGAGCCGCAGGCGACGAATTTACTGCGATGGTCGGAGGACCTGACAAACACGGCCTGGTCCAAGAATAATATCACTGCATCAGTGGAAGGCGATGGCGTCTGCAAAATCCTCGAAACGGAGGATACAGATTTCCACCTCCTGAACCAAAATCATGCGTATAGCGGCACCATGACCGCCTCTTTTGAGGCAAAGTCTGTGGGAGGGCGAAATGCACTTTTCCAGAGGCGTGACGCCCATGGATATACTTTCGTAACCGTAAGCCTATCTACAGGCGATATTCTTGCATCAACCTTCCCACCAGAAGCGAAAATTGATGTGCTGCCGCTACCTGACGACTGGTGGCGTATTACTGTTACGAGCGACACAGGGAACCCGCCGCTCGGGCAGCAATTTCATTTCATGTCGGTCATGGGGACGACCACGAACTTTAAGGGCGACCCATCTTGCGGTCTGCTCCTACGCCGCATCCAGCACGAGCCTGGCCCCGTCGCCACCTCCTACATCAAGACGGAAGGCTCGCAGGTCACGAGGGCGGCGGATAATATCTCAATCCCGCTAAGCGCGTTCCCTTGGAATGAAGCGGAGATGACGGCAGTGATGGAGTTCAGCCAATTTGGCTGGCGGCCCGCTGGAATGGGATCTGAACTTATATTGTTCCGTGATACTCTTGGAAGATTTTTCTATCGGGTTACAGGGTCAGATAAATTGGCGGCCTATGACGGAACAAGCATTATTGAGATGGGCAGTTATCAGATTGATCAAATCGTAAAGGCTGCGTCGGCCTTTGGCCCGAAAGGGCTGCGTGGCACTGTTAACGGAGGAAATGTACAATCTACATCCTTTGATGGAGATTTTGGCTCTGGGCCCGATTTGGTCTTAGCCAGGAATACTTATACCCACATCCGAAAGCTCAAGCTTTTCCCGCGCCAGCTTTCGGATGATGAACTGCGGGCGGTAACAACATGATCGATCTTTATCTACGCACGTCCAGCCAGGAGCATTTGTCTGCTGCCTGCCCATTCCTTCACGGCAAGGACGAGAACGGCAAGAGCATCTGGCTCTTAGCAGGGGAGGGCTTTGCCTTTGATCCCATCGGGCCAATTGTTGTCGTGCCTGGCACCTACGACGAGGAAGGCAACGAGATCACGCCACCCGTCATAGACAATCGCTTTCACGCCAATCTGCGCTGCACTGAGGCGGTGGCGGCCAAGGTGCCGGAAAGCATTCGCGTCTATCCGGAAACGCCGTATCGGGTCTGGGCTTAGGCTATGCGCTCCGTATCCGACGCATTCCGACAGGCGCTTTACGCGCAGGAGAGCGATGAGGTCGCCGTGTGCCTTATTACGGTGACGCATCCCGAGCTTGCGGACCCGATCCGGCTCTCCACGGACCCTACAACAAGGCTCTCCACAGATCCTCTCCTTTACGGGACCAGGAGCCGAGGCGACGATTACAGCTTTGTCCCGATCAACGTCATGATTCCGGAAGAGGGCGAGGAGGCCCCGGCTGCCGCGCTGGAAATCGACAATACGGACCTTGGCCTCATCACCGTCATCCGCAGCGTCACCCAGGCCGCA